TCTTCTGCAGGAGTTTCTTCAACTTGTGCTGTTTCTTCTTCGGAAACTGTTTCCTTGGTCATTTCGACGACAGCATCATCATTGCTTGTCATTTCAACTTCCCCTTCGTTGGAACTAGATTCTTCTGGTTGAACTTCTGTTTTGGTTTCTTCAACTACTTCAGTTGTTTGTCCTGTTGTTTCTTCAAATTGTTCGCCGGTTTGGGCATCGTCTTCTACATCTTCATAGACAACATGTGTTTCCACAATTCTGCCTAATGCGATTGCGCCTTCATCATCTACGGTATAGAAAATCTTCATAAGTTTGCTTGATCCGTCAATATAAGAATAGAAACGGAAAATCGCACAATCATCGAAGAAGTCTACTGAATATGTGAAATATTCATTACCATATTCTTGATAAACAGCGTCAGAGACTTTTGCACAAATGTCGCCTCAGGAGAGCTTCAAAAATTCTGTAACATCCATAGTTTTTGTTTCTCCTAATTGATCAGTTTTGCCTTCACAATAGTTTTTAAGAATCTCCATCTTTTGTTTGAATTGTTCATTCGACGCAAAGAATGCGGAGCCGGTAAAGGCGGGTTCTTGATCGTTCCCTAAAACACTAACGCCAATGAAATGTCCTGCGGTGAATTCAATGTTCTTAAAGTGTTTTCTTTCGTCATAGTTTACTGTGTATTTCACAGTGCGTGGATCGAGTTCTAAGGATTGACTATGACCTTCAATCTTCTTAGCGATTTCTCCAACCTTATCTGGACGTTCTGTGTAATAGATTGTGTCGCAGACAGCTCATGTTACGTCGTTTTCGTCTGTTTCGAATGTAATTTCTCCACGTGGATCAACGATTCCGTAGATGTCTTGTTCTGTGGCATGTCCCACAAAATCATCTTTCTTCTCATCGTAATGACTTACGATAGGAGTATAAGGAAGTGATTTAATGAGTTCTTCACTGAACTCGTTAGAGAAGAAACGATGGTCAGCTGTTTCACCTTTATAGAAAACACGAAGTTTCCCGCGGGAGAAGCGCTCATTTTCCTTTTCACTCTCTGTAACAAAGGATAAGGTTGCAGGTCAACGGAAATTAATTTTGTTTCGTTTCATGCGTTATCCTCGTTTTACTCATTACCTTCGTTAGAATCTCCTTCATCGCCTGATGGCTCAATTCCAGGTTCTTCTGGATTTTCTTTCTTAGGAGTTTCCTGTTCGTCATCTTCTTTTCTATCTTCCGCAGTTTGAGTGTAAGAAGTTTGAAGAGGAGTAATTTGAGTAAGATCTAAGAACGATTCAAGATCGAAAGTGTCTTGAATGTGTCTTTGTTTTACACCAGATGCTACGATATAATCGATTTTGCCGACACCGAGGGTGGCATTATCTCTGTATCTTTTAACATCTTCATCTTGAGTATATGGCGAGATTGGTAAGATATCAATATTAGCCTCATACCCCTTTGAATCTCATTTAAATTCTATGAAATTATTAATTGAGAGGTTGTAGAAGTTAAGATATTGTTGGACAATTTTCCAAACAAAACTTCTATCTCTAACTAATGCCATTTTTAATGCAGTAACACTGTCAGAAGTGAAGATACTAGCATTGAAACCGGCATTGTTGAAGATTGCCTTGTAGGCATTGGCTAATACTTGTGTTGCGCTATCATCATCATCGGAGATTTTGTCAACGTGGACATCACCATAAGTTGTAATGAGTCTAGCTTTATCGCCATTATCAACAATTTTCTTTAAGGAACGGTGAAGAGCTTTAACTTCATCGACTTCAAAGATTAATTGGTCTTCATAGTGTGGAATGGTGTGAACAACTAAATATCTTAATAAGTTATCACTTCTTTCCAATTCGTTATCTTGATACTTTTCATAATCAAGGATGCCGCCATAAATATAGAATAGAGTTGGAATACCTTTTTCATTAAGTAGAACGGCAGATGAGTATGCTGGGTCAAGTGCTTGCCAACGCCAAACAGTTTGATCCTTAGTATATTTTCTATATTGCTTTTGCATTTCTTTTGGCCAGCTCTTTAGGAAGGCATTTAACTTCTCTTCTGTATAACCTAAGTCAGTAAAGTAGGTATAGTCGAATTGAATAATATATGTACCATATTGTGTTTGACCAACAGTGCGGCAATATTTTTCTGGTAATAAGAATGTGTTGATTGTCATAGAATCTTCATTAAGATAAGTACACATATATGTTGCACCTGTAATGAAGAGTCTTGTTAATAATTGTGGGAAAATTGTTTCAATAGAAAGACCATCAACAATTTCTAACATTTGGCCATATAATATGCCAAAGTCTTGAGCTGCAATTTTCTTTTTAGCTTTTGCTTTACTTTTAGTAAAGACTTTATGTGGAGTAACTTTATATTGCCAAGTAAAAATGTTTGCCAAATAATTAATGACAGACGCATAAATTGGATTAAGACTATAAAGTTCTTTTGAATTCTCAATTAATGATTGACGATTAGTGATACTGTCTTTTAAGAGCCTACGTACTGCGGCGGCAGTAGTGAGTGTACTTGAAGAATAAACTGTGGTTTGGTCTTGACGATTTGTACGTGAAACTTCATCACTATATAAATCTTCTCATTCCTTTACTCTGTTCTGTCTGAACTGAGTGGCTTTTTCAGTTGTTTCTTTAGTTGTTTCTTCTTGAGGTTGCTCTAATTTTTCTTTATCTTCTGGCATATAAACCTCCATCTAGTCGAAGAATGATATTTGTCTAAGACCCTTAGACATCTTACGACGTTTCTTGTAATAATCTAATTCAAAGTATTGGTTAACCGCCCATACTAGATACTCGGCCATTGAGAAAAAGTCCTTTTGTATGCTAGTGTCGCGGCGGACGATTTTAAGCGTGTTGCTTAATTGATCTGAAGTATTAACGATATCTAAGTTACGAAGTTCCATTTCCATTTTATCCATGGTTTGATAAGTGGACATGAATTGTTTTTGGCGCTTCATGCTCATCTTCATAAAGGATTCATTTTTACTATATAGGTTTAGAGCATCGGATAATTTAATAGGATAGGTTATTGCCCCGGTACTCATTCTTGAGAAGAAGAAGAAGTGGATTTGTTCCCCAATTTTACCACCTGATTTTATCTCATAGCA